AAATCTCTGCTAAGGATTTCAACGACATTATTCTTGCTGCTTACCCTAAGCCTGATTTAGATACTAAGGGTGCTGTAAAGAAATGGGAAAACAAGGTAGATATGATTAACGATATTTACACTGGTGAGTTTAACGGAATGATTAGCGGTAATGCTTGGGGTGCGTTCAATGCACTAACTGAGCGTTTAGACTGGTATCGTTCTGCTCGTGGTGGTAATAGCGAAAGCATGTTTGCTGCTGCTTCTGGATTTGACCCTGCAATTAACGCAGAGAAAAATCGTTTGCTAACTGTTGTGCAAAATACTTTGCAACTAGTTTAGTAAAAAAATCCTGAGCAAGATTTAAAACTGCTCCGCTGGTCCCATAGATCAATTGGTTAGATCGTTACCCTGTCACGGTAAAGGCTACGGGTTCAAGTCCCGTTGGGATCGCAGGTGCCCGAGTGTAACATTTTTGTTATAATTGTATTACGTTGATATGATATTTTTCCCATTTTCTCATTACGTATAGTTGACTTTTTTCCCATTTTGTAGGATAATAAATACATGACCCTAACCGCAAAAGTATATCAAATGGAATACTCATGTTCCCCTGGTGGCGTAGACTGCTGGGAGATAGATGTTAACAATTACTGCTACTCTGACTTCAAAACCGCAGGGGAAGCAATTCAGTTCCTACTTGACAAATACCCATACAAGGAACTACAATTAACAGTACAATCCCTCAACTGGTATGGAGTAGCATATGCCTAAGACCACATACAAACCTTACACAATAGACGAACTGTGCACTACCATATTTGAAGATAACTTAGAACACTTTGAGTACATTGCTGCCATGGCTAATGGGGACTGTGATTGTAGACTATGCAGCGCCTTTGGTGTTATCTATGAGTATGGGGGAATGAATGACTGATATGGTTGCCGTGCATTATTGGTCAGATATGGCCAACCTCACTCACGCATCACAAGTAGAACTATTTGATTTCTGTGCCTGTGAAGAGCAAGAGTACTTCCCATATGATGACTGTCCTGTGATGTAGATCACATTAAGATACCTTGCAAAAGTCCACACATTTTGCTAGAATTGTATTAAGAACCTAGAGAAAGAGACCCACAATGCATACGCTCCACTGGATAGCAACAAAAGCAAAAGATAGACAAGAAGCCTTTGACATCGTCACTGTTAGTCTTATGCCAAATGAAGACGGAAACCGTATGGCTGACTGGTCAGACTGGCATGTCGTAGGTGGTGGCCGCTGGTCAGATAGTGCCTATCAAAATTCCTCTGACATGATTATTTCATATGCTGAGAAGCCTGATGAGTTCAAGAAAACAATAGCAGACATCAAGCGGTATCGCATTAACTACATGAATGATAAACTTACTAAACTTGACAATGCCTTTGATAACCTTAAGTCAGACGTTGTTGATTATATTAGTAATGATTGCAAGTTAGAAGATAAGAGACAGTATGATTTTTCACGCTGGAATATCACGGAAGCCATAGATATGATTAATAGTATCTGGACATGTGACAGTGCATTCTTTGACCATAATGAATTCACATCTAGCCTGCAGTATCTTGAAGAGCGCCTTGACAAACCTGAAGAGGCTGCGTTACACTATCTAGTACCTGTAGACTTCCACTTCTAAGGAGAGCCATGAACGACTTTATAGAAATTACAGAGGACGAATGGTTTAATAAATTCAAGCCAATCCCAAACCATATAGATGAAAATGCTTCATTCAGTGACGGTGACAACGGCTACATGTTTGAAACCTATGGTGAAGAGTTAGAGTTTGTTAAGTCTCAGGAGCCTAATAGGATATGGACTTATTGTGACGGAGACGATAGGGGCACCTATATATTTGAGGGTATGCGTATAGTTAATAGAATTGGGTACTTTGTAACTACCGTGCCCTTTGATGCTAACAAGGCCTATCAGATACAGATAAGCAATGATGATGTATATGTTTGTCCTAACTGTGATGAAGAGTGGGAAGATGAAGCAGCAGCCTTACATTATGACAAGTTTGAGGATTTGGAAAAATGCGCTGGCTGTGCTACAGTAGAGGAAATAGCAGAACTAGAGGAAATGGAGACCCCATGAACATACAAGAACTATTAGATTATCTATATGAGGAAGCAGACGAACTTCGTCAAACCATTGCTGATACAGAGGGTAAATATCAACCTGATTACCTTAATGGTTGTCTTGATAATACTCAAAGCATTATTGAGTTATTAACCAAGGAGGCCAAATAATGGCTAAATGGGAAATTGAAGTAATCTTTGAACCAACAGGCGATTATATGAATTTTATATATGAGACTGACACTGAAGACGAAGATGCTATTTTTAACGAGGTAGCCAACCAATTATCAATCGTTCCTAATCTAGTAGAGAAAAATGAGGAAGAGTAATGGGATTTGTAATTGTATTGTTTATTATTGTTATTGCACTTGGTGCACTAGCAGGTGGCCTAACTGGATACACCAACGAACCTAAACTTTAAAGGAGAATAAAATGGGAGCACGTATTAATTTTATTTTCAGGGAACATGAAGACAGGCCTGCAGTAGTACTATATAGCCATTGGGGTGAGACTGAATGGCAGCGGGACCTAGCAATGGCCCTGCATCATGCTAAGCCTAGATGGGAAGACACGTCCTACTTTACTCGTATGATGATTAGTTATCTGATCCAAGATGATGTTCTTGGGGAAACAGGGTTTGGTATTTTTGCTATTAATGATATCACTCAGGACCTAGGCGATGATACCGTAATCATTGACATGACTAATAGGACTATCATGAGTAATGTAGCAGTTGATTGGAATAACTTTGTTCAAGCATATTTGCCCAGCAGTGTCCTTTCCACTGTGGGGGCTTCATAAGCGGAGGTAGGGGTCACCTCTCGCTATAGATAGGGGGAGGCACAGGTTTGTGGTGGGCTTGTGCTTCCCCACACTTTTTGATAGAATTGGGGTATGGGATTTATGCGTAGGTCTATTAGGCTTGGAATAAGTAAAGAGGAAAAGGTTGCTAACAGGATTACTACTCTGCTCTCTGACTTTACTCTTAACTTAGAAGCCATAGGATTTTATTTGGCAAAGGGCTCTCCTTATATTATTTATAGCAGGGCTAATGAAGTATTAGAAGCCATGCAGTATAATAAAGAAGTAGACGAATTAGATAGAGGGGTCTACTATAAAACAAAATAGAACTGGATACCACAATGACAGACTTTACTAGTGTATGCGATATTTTAGGCGAACTTTATTTTAAATATAAAGATCAAGGGGAGATGGATGACTTTATAGATTTTAATGATTTGGGTTTGCCACTTGCCTATCTCTCTAGTGAAAACCTTTGCAAAGTATCAGATGATGGTGCAAAATATATAATGGAAACGTGGGCACTATTTTTAGAAACCTTAAAATTACAGGATACTGGCTGGGATAGTTTAGATGAGATACTTGCTAGCAAGGCAGATAAAAAAGATGGTGACTTAAACTAGCAAACTTCTCGGGGTATCTATTGACAAACCTTCAAACCTCATATTACGAAAAACTTATTACGATCCCAAACCTTTTTTTCCAGATTTTTGACAAACCTTTCAAACCTTATTTTTGAAAAAGACATTACGAAGGTTTAAAATATTTTCCAGATTCATGACAAACCTTGTATCTGATATAATTATTATATGCCAAACCTTAAAACCAAATGTTATTTCTGTGATAGAGATGCTACCTTTGTATCTGATAAGGATAATTTGATTATAGATACTTGTATTAAGCATTTTAAGTATTTGTCTGCTGGTTGATCCCCCGCCATATTTATGTATAATAAAATAATGATACAATGATGTCATGATGGCTCCAAGACATTTTTCAAATCAAAATTTGAATCCATACTTTCATACCGATCATTACATAAATGAGTCAGAGGAAATGAAGTGGCAGAACAAAATAGAAAAAACCTTTAAAGGGTTTGTTACTATGCCTATAAGAGTAATCAAGTTTATCTTTAAGTCCCGCCGTCGCAATAAACAATAGTACTATCAGACATTACGAAGCGGGAAAAAATTTCCCAGATTTATACAGATTATTCCCATAGTTATCAAACCTTTCTAACTTTTTTCTGGGGTTTTTCCTACATTTTCCTACATTTTCTGGGCATTTTTATAGGGGTTTTATAGTTGACAAACCTTGGTTTTGGGTATATAATGCATGCCCCCATATGAAGGTTTGGGAGGTTTGGGAGGTTTGGGGATAGGAAGGTTTGGCCGCCAGGGGATTACGACGCCATCTATAAAAACGCCTAATTACCCACTATCCTCCACTTTACTCCCTTTTAACTATAATTAAAAAATATCAGTAAGATTTAATTTGCTTATCAAACCATCCAGAAGGTATCTAATTAGCCTTCTAAGCCTATTTTGGGAGGGTATCAAACCATCGCCCTGGATCCATATTGCCAAACCTTTCTATCAGGATATCTGGATATCTGGCATATTGGGCTATCCCAAAGACAAGGTTTTATATAAGGTGTTATGTCTTATAGGGGTGGTTTGGTATCTTTTGACTTCCCCCGCAAAATTTGATATAATGGATATATGACACACGACTGCACCTATGCCTTAGATCTTGATGGTTCTATAATCTGTAGTTTTTGTGGTGCAATGGATGATGACATGGATAATAGTATTTTTGAAACACAAGTAGATTTTGAGTAGGACTGTTATTTGCCCTACCTGCCAAAAAGAGTGGGAACTTAGATGGGGTATTTTTGCTCACGACTCATTGGCTAGGCATATGAAAGAATGTAACCGCTAGTGCCCTTTTAGGGCATTGGAAGGTTTGATATCTCTTCCCGTCGCCGAACTTAAAACCTTTATTTTCGCCTTGCCTTTTCCGCCGATTATTGATATACTTTTATAAAAGGAGAAATATGAAAATAACAAGAAAAAACAAAAAACAAATGGAGCAGTATGAATCTGAGTTTGATTTTGAATTAGCCTATCTTAAAGAAAAAATTGATCAGTATCTTGAAATCTCAAAGTCAGAACATGCAAGCCATTACGATGTTACAAGATCTATTCAATTAGTTCGTTGGACATCCAGAATAATTTCAGAAAATACAGAGGATCTTGAAATAAAAATTAATAGCCTTGAAATGGCTTTGAAATCTGACATGTTGGTTTGATGACAGTTAAACAAGTTAGAACAAAAAATAACGCCTATACTACCGTAAGGTATGATAGTGCTGGGAACATATTAACGCCATCTAGAAGAAGAGAACTTAAAAAACTTACCAAGAAACATGCCAAAGGTCCTAAATGGGTTAAAATTGTAAGTAAGTTTAATGGTAAGTGCTGCAATTGTAATGACAAAATATTGGTTGGTACAGAGATTTTATGGAACAAAAAAAATAAAAATACCAAGCATGCCTTATGTGTGTAATGTTATTAAATGGGCCATTGCTTGACTTACCCGTCAAAATCTGATATGCTAGATCTATGAGTGATATGGATGAATTCATAAAGGATCCTTGGAAGCGCTTTAACGAAATGCGTAATACTCCACATACCTGTGACTACATTTATAGCATAGATCCATCTGGGGCTATGTTCTTTGAAATGTGCAAGTTCTGCCTTGACACTCAAGGTATCATTGAAATGGATAACAAATGAAAAATATATCAAACCTCATTTCCACATCTGGGGCTTTTAACTTAGATGAGGCTCTTCGTGCTATCGCCGAAATCCATATTCCAGAAGGTACATTGGTTCATAGATGCCAAGAGGATAAAAAACCTTGGCCTTGCCCAACTATGAAAGCCATTGAAAGAGAGTTAACAAAATGATAACTGATAACCTAACTTGGGCAGAGGAAGAAAATAATCTTTGGAAGGGTTGGACCTATAGCCTTGAAAAGAATCGTTATTACTTTAATGATATAGGTAATGAATCTCTTGCAGCCTTTTGGGCAGATGAGTTTTTAAACCAGGCATACCTATAGGATGGGGAACTTATGATTAAAAGTAAAGAGTGGAGAGTTAGTAATAAGGTTTGGGTTAGTGCTGGTTTTAATCCCCGCAGAATTGCGCTAGGGTTTAGCGTGGATAGATTTAATGCTAGCATTGATTTTCTTTGGTTTTGGGTAACACTTGAATACTAAACTGAATCAAGTTCATGAGTGAAGACTTAGTTGATCTAGCCATTTCGATGGCAGAGATGGATACAGGAATGGTTTTGCCTTTAGAAGAACGTGAAGTAATGAGGCAAAGAATATTGGCAAGAATAGAAGAGATTAACCTATAGTGCACCTTTGGTGCAGGGGGAGGTTTGGCTATTTCTATTTTGCGCCGAACTTTAACCTCTATTTTTGTTTTTGACAAACCCCTATCGCCGACGCTATAATGGGTATATGAGTCTAGATGATATTATGTTAAAAAAAGAAATAGCAGACCTAATTGCAGTTAAACCAAACAGGTCCATGTCTGTTAATTAAGTACTGGAAAGGCAGTCTTGAGTATTTTAATAGCCTCATATCCAAGATCTGGGAGAACTTATCTTCGTTCTGTTCTATCTGTTTCTTTGTCCAAACCTGTTGATTTTTTACATCTGCACGAACATGCACAGAGAGTTGGGCTGCAAGAGTATGACAAAATAATATACTTGGTGAGAAACCCAATTGACTCAATCTCATCTATAGTTGCAATGGAATTAGAGTCCGTAAAAGTAAAAAACATAGAGATTTCTTTAACAAGAAGAATTACTGAGTATGTAAGTTTTTATTCCTTTGCTTTAAAAAATAAAGGCTTTTTTATTTGTTTTGATGATATTGTATCAAAAACAAAAAAAACTGTTGATCGCATATCATTAATAAGTGGTATTGAAGTTTTAAATTATGATCGTATAGATGGTGCATATGATTCGGTATTTGACACAAAATCACAAAATTTTTTAAAAACTTCAAAGTCTTCTGAGTTATATGATAGTGTGCGATCCCATGTAATGAATGCAGATCTAAAAAAATGTTTTGTTTTATACCAAATTGCAAAAAAAAGATGTGAGCAAATTGAATAAACACATCTCCAAGCCTAAAGCCTTTATTTTTTGCCTTGACTTTACCGCCAATCCTTGCTGCAAAAATAGCAAGAGGATAGTTTTACAGGCAGCAGTAGCCAAGTTGGTTAAGGCACCGAACTCATAATTCGGCTATCGTAGGTTCAAGTCCTACCTGCTGTACTAGTGGGGATTAACTCAGATGGTAGAGTGCCGAACTGTTAATTCGGATGTCGCAGGATCGATGCCTGCATCCCCAGCCAAGCGAGTGTTGCATAATGGTAGTGCACCATCCTTCCAAGTTGGTTGTGCCAGTTCGATTCTGGTCACTCGCTCCAAACCTCTGTAGTTCAGTGGACAGAACACAGGACTTCTAAGCCTGGTGTCGCAGGTTCGAATCCTGCCAGGGGGTGCTGTCTGATATCATAGAATCATGTTTTGTAACTATTGTGGTAGTAAGTTGTTTGATGGTGATTGCAATAATTGCCTTAGCAACTCTAGCGCATTAAGAAATTTTGAGGAGGAAGATGACTAATTGGACTGAAGAACTTACAGAAAAACAAAAAGAAGAAGTTTGGTATTTTATTGTTGAGACTGTAAAAGAAATTAGAGAACAAATTGCTGTAGATATTCAGGCTACTTCACAATTATGGAAAACAAAAGGATTAAATAAATCTCGTAGAACACAAAAAGCATTTGATATATCTGCTGCTATAGCAAGAGGTCAAAATGAAATTTAATTTAAAAATTAAGACAAATATTATTTTTCATAAACGCTTTTATTTTTAAATAAATTATTTAAAATTTTGTCAAGCATTAGAGAAAATGCTTGATCTTCTGTTGACAAATATATAGATTTTTCTGTTATTTCATTAGATCTAGACAAGTGTCTTTTGTTTGTATAAACCTTAACATCTTCTATTTGAGAACCAGAAACATTAAATATATTACCGTACATAGATCTCCACAAACAATTTGGATATTTTTTAATTATTGTTAATAATTTATCTTTTTCCATTGGCATTGGAACATGCAGTTCGTAGTCCAGTGCCCTATTAATTCCTTTTTCAATTAAACGAGTATTTGTTAGTATTAATTTTTTAATATACATCGAAGATCCTGTTGCTTTAACATACTTATCTATCTTATCTAATAACTTTCCACTATAAAAATAATCTATTGTATTTATTTTTTTAATTATAAAAAAATCATCATTCATTAATATAAAATTATTAGATATATCTTGTGTATTACATATAGTTGTTATGTTATTAATTGCATTTGTATATTTATTATGATCTTGTTTAACATTAACATAATTGCCTGTGTACCATTTTGGTTTTCCTCCAACTACCCAAATATTTGCTTTTGGAAAACTATAAACAACAGACCTAATGGAGTATCTTAACTCTTCATTTTCTCCATCACGACAAATATAAACAAAATCCATTAACTACCCCGCTTTCTTATAAGTATATCAGAATCTGGTATACTGTTATAAACACAGAATAAGGTGGGATCCTTGGCTAATATAGTATTTCTTGGTAACTTTGAGGTTCCTTATAGCAGTGAGAATCATCATGTTAAATCTTTAGAGTCTCTTGGACATACCGTGCAAAAACTGCAAGAAAAAAAAGCAGGTAGTTCTGAAATATTAAATGCAGCACTAAAATCTAATTTATTTATCTGGGTACACACGCATAGATGGCAGACCCCAGGATCAAGATCTATGACCGATGTATTAAAAGAATTAAAGTCTGCTGGCATACCAACTATGACTTATCATTTAGATTTATGGTTTGGGATTGAGCGTGAAAAAGATTTAAAGAATGATGATTTCTATACAAATATAGGTCATTTCTTTGCTACAGATAAGTTAATGTGTGACTGGTTTAATAAGAATACACAAGTTAAAGGACACTTTTTACCTGCTGGCTTATATGATAAAGAGTGCTATGTTCATCAAGATTACGATCCACATAACTTTGAACATGACATAATTTTTGTTGGTAGTAAAGGATATCACCCTGAACATAAATATCGTCCACAACTAATAGATTTCTTACGAAAAACATATGGTAAAAAATTTCTACATGTTGGTGGCGATGGAGATACTGGCACAGTTCGTGGAGATGCGCTTAATCGTATTTATGCAAAAAGCAAGGTAGCAATAGGTGATAGTTTAAATATTAACTTTAACTATCCTTACTATACTAGCGACAGATTGTTTGAAAGCACTGGTCGTGGTGGGTTTACTATTTACCCTCGTATTAAAGGTCTTGAGGAATACTTTAAAGATGAGAATGAAATTGTATTTTATGAACACGGCAACCTTGAAGATCTAAAAAATAAAATAGATAAATATTTATTGGACGGGGTATCAAGAGAAGCAATTAGACTTAACGGACACGAAAAAACAAAGAAAGAGCACACCTACGTCCACAGATGGTCTGCAATATTAGAAACTTTAAATATAAAATGAAATATTTAGTTACTGGTGGTGCTGGTTTTATAGGATCAAATCTTGTTGATAAGTTAATTAGTCTTGGTCACGATGTTATTTGTATTGATGATGAGTCTGCAGAATGTCATGAAGAATTCTATTGGAATGATAAAGCACAAAACTATAAATATGACATCTGTGATTATGATCTAGTTGCCCCACTATTTAAAGATATTGATTGCGTATTTCACGTTGCATCTGATGCAAGAATACAGCCAGCAATACTAAATCCTAAAAAATCTATTCAATCAAACGCAGTAGGAACAGCCAATGTTCTTGAACTTTGTAGGGTTAATAATGTAGATAGATTGATCTATTCAAGCACATCTTCTTCCTACGGTAAAAGAGCCTTGCTTCCAAACCAAGAAACCCAAACACCTGATCCACTAACTCCATACTCTGCTGCTAAAGTTTTTGGTGAAAACCTTGCAAGAGTTTATTATAATCTTTACGGACTAAAAACAATATCTCTTAGATATTTTAATGTCTATGGAGATAGACAGCCATTAAAAGGTCAATACGCACCAGTGATAGGACTATTTTTAAAGCAATATCATGAGTCAAAGCCATTAACGGTAGTTGGAGATGGATCTCAGCGCAGAGACTTTACTCACATATCAGACGTAATAGAAGCAAACATTCTTGCATCTGAGGTTGAAAATGGATTTGGTAAAGTATATAACATTGGGTATGGAAGTAATTACTCTATACTTGAGATTGCTAATATAATATCAAATGATGTTAAGTTTATACCGTCAAGAATTGGCGAGGTACAAGAAACTCTTGCATCTAATCAAAAGTTTAAAGATTTAACTGGATGGAATCCAAAAGTATCACTAATAGAATGGTTAAATAAATGACAGAAATGATTAAGGCAACAGTTAACGGAGAGTTTGAAATTATGTTGCCAAAACATCGTGCAGACAGACCTGAATGGTATCAGCCTCATGGCTGGGAGAAATTAAGACTTAAATCAATGTCTGAAAATATTGGTAGCGGAGATGTTGTTTACTATGTTGGTGCAGAAGAGGGAGAGATGCCTGCCTTGTGTCAAATGTGGGGAGCAGAAGTAGTTTTATTTGAACCTAATCCAAAGGTTTGGTCACACTTTCCACTACTTTGGAGTGCTAACAATTTAGATATGCCATTAGCATGTATTCCTGGTTTTGCATCAGATAAAGATAATAAACTTGCACGTATTTATTACAATGAATTTCCACCAGAGGCTGATTCACCAATTGAAAAAGCACACGGATTTAAAGAATTGCAGTATGAAGCAGACAAGTATGGTCAAACAAAAATTGATACTCTTGTTTATGAAAAAAGAATGAAACCACCTACAGCGATATCTCTTGATGTTGAGGGTAGTGAGTGGAGGGTCTTAGGAGGGGCTGAGAGGGTCCTTAGAGAGCATAGACCTAAGATTTGGCTATCTGGACACCCAGAGTTTATGATGATGTATTGGAAAGAATATTTACATGATCTAAGACAATTTATCAAGGGTATTGGGTATAAAGAAACCTTGCTTGATTATCAACATGAAGTGCACTTGTATTATGAACCAGCCTAAAGCATATCTTTATTCAGTTAAACAAGAAGATTGTGCTGCTGATAAATGGGATTATGGTTTATTAAAACAATTTTTTAATAAAAATAATATTAAACCAGACAGGGTAACAACTTTGCCTAATGTAGATAGAGCCTTTGTTGTTATTCCTGGACCACAAAACGTAGACTTTGAAGATCAAATATCTGAAGAGTTAAATAAAATAGGCAGAGTAGTTTTATTTATTACTGGAGATGAAAGTGCTACATTTAAAGTTGATAAGATAAAGCATGACAATATTGAAATTTGGATTCAATACCCGCAAAGAAAACATTCACAATATAATAAATTAGCATTGGGTGTTCCACAACATTTATCAAAAAACTTACCACAGTATCAAGATAAACTGTATGATGTATTTTTTTCAGGACAAATAACCCATCAAAGAAGACAAGAACTTGCAACTGTTATGCCTGACATACCAAATTCTTTTTATAACCCAACTACTGGGTTTGGAGAAGGACTAAAGCCAAAACAATACTATGACAAAATGTCTTTATCAAAGATTGTTCCTTGCCCTAGCGGGGCGATGGTTATTGATTCATTTAGATTTTATGAAGCAATTGAAATGCTTTGCTTGCCAATAGGAGACAAGTTAGACCCAAAAATGCAAAATACAGATTTTTTTAATTTTGTATTTGAAGATAATCATAAAATAAAAACTTTTGAAAATTGGCGATACCTGCCTGATTTGTTGCCTGAATTATTAAATAACTATACATCTGAAATGCATCAAATTGTTTGTTGGTGGATTAAATATAAAAGAGACTTATTTATTGAATTAATGAGGCAAGTAAATGAATAAAAGAGATATAACAATTGTTATGGCTACATCTGTAATTCTAGATCATCCAAGTACAACAATGATAGAACAAACTATTAGTGATATTCGTGTTCACTTTCCAGATAATGAAATTATCATGCAAATAGATGGTCTTAGAGAAGAGCAGCAAGACCGTAAAAAAGATTACGATGAATATAAAAATCGCATTTTGTGGAAATGTTTACATAAAGATAAAAACATACTACCATTTATATTTAAAGAACACAGCCATCAAACCAACATGATGCGTCAAACAATTAATGAAATTAAAACACCGCTATTACTTTATGTTGAAGGTGATGCTCCTTTAACTCCAGATACACCAATAGACTGGGATAAATGTTTAGATATGTTTGAATACAATAAAGCAAATACCATTCGTTTTCATTTTGAAGCACATATACCAAAAGAACATGAACATCTTATGTTTGGCTTAGAAGATGGCTTTATGAAAACTACACAATGGAGTCAACGACCACATCTAAGTAGAAAAAAATACTATAAAGATATTGTACTTCCAAAATGTAGGGATAAATTTTTTATAGAAGATACATTTCATGGAGCAATTCAAGATGACATATCTCCATATGACGTGTTTGATCAAGGAAATTGGGAAACACATAAACTTTGGATTTATCATCCAGAAGGAAATATTAAACGCTCTTATCACTTAGATGGTCGCAAAGGCGGAAGAAAGTACACTTCCGATGATGATGTTTGGGGATATAAAGAATGAGACCAGGAATCATAGCAAGATGTGACAATACTGGTCTTGGTAATCAGACTAAAGAGTTAGTAAAAATGTTAAATCCTGATAAGATTTTACTTATTGATTCATATTCTTTTAATAACAATAAACAATACCCGCAATGGTATGACGGATATAACGTAATAAAAACAGTAAAAGGTATGCCTAGAACAAACGAGGTTCTTTCTTTTTTAGATGGCATTGATGTTGTTATAAGTTGTGAAACATTTTATCATTTAGATTTTATTAATATGGCAAGAAAGAGAAATATAAAAACAATATTACAGTATAACTATGAACTATTTGGAAATTTAGTTCATCCAGAATGGTTGCTCCCAGATGTATTATTATCACCAAGTAGTTGGAATATAGATGTTGTTAAAGAAAAGTTTGAATCAAAGTGCAAGGTGTATCACCTACCACCACCAACAGATACATCATTATTTAATGCTGTAAGAGAAAATAACCTATCAAAAACCCATAAACGAATACTTCATGTTGCTGGTAAAAAAGCAGCCAAAGATAGAAATGGAACCAATACTGTAGTAGAAATGCTTAAACATTCTAGTGCAAATTATGAACTTGTGGTAGCAACACAAACCCCTTTAGACTTTATAAATAAGGATAGCCGTTTAAAAATAAACAAAGATAACGTTAGAAACAGAGAAGACCTATATAATGGCTATGACGCTATGGTTCTTCCTAGACGTTATGCTGGTCTTTGTTTACCTATGAACGAGGCTTTAATATCTGGCTTACCAGTTTTTATGACCGACATATCACCCAACAATCAAATACTTCCTAAAGAATGGTTAATAGAATCAAATAAAATTGGAGAGTTTAAGACTAAATCAATGGTAGATATTTATGAAGCAAATCAAGAAAAGTTGGCAAAATCTATTGACAATTATTTTAATAATCAAAACATAAATGAACATAAAAAAAATGCCATCAAGATAGGATTTGATAATTTTTCTGTTGATTTGTTAAAAGATAAATGGTTAAAAATTATAAATGAATAAACAGAAAAGCCAGCCTATTTCTAGACTGGCAATCTGATGTAATATAAATTACTTTTTATCAGCAGCCTTTTTCTTTTTTGCTGTAGCCTTTTTAGCAGGTACAATCTTGCTAAGTGCATCTGAAACAGCACCAGTGTCTGGCAGTACGCCAAACGCCTTGTCATTAGGATTGAGTGCTCTTAATGCAACTGGTGCAAGAGCAGCAACTAATGCAGCCCAAAGATCCTTTGGATCTGTTACGCCAGCCATGTAAAGTGCAATTACTGAACCAAGTACAGATCGTCCGTATGATGCTAGCATTGCCTTTGATTTATCGTTTAGTATGTTATTCATTATTCCTCCTAGGATATAATTTGTGTTATTGTTGTAAAGCCAATCCATAAACCAATAATTCCTGCGACTCCCGCAAAAACTGGTGGTGCTGGAACTGGCAATTTGAATGCTGCAAACACAACACAGCATCCAAAACCTGTTATTATAGAAAATAATATTTCTTTCATTGTTTAATCCTTTGTTATATTTTCTGGAAGTAGTTGCATAAGTTTTTCTGAGTAATCATTTAAACCTTTATCCTTTAACTCTTCTGAAACCTCTTTAATTGTTTTTTGAGATGCTTCAATATATTCAAATGCCCAATCTCTTGAGTCTGACAAGAATTTAATAAAATTTTCTTTATGTACTACTTCATCTGAAAGGCTTGTACTAGTATTTATTTGTAATGCTATCTCTTCAAGTGCCCTGTTTTTTATAAATAATTCTGCTGCCAAAAGATTAGACTTTTTTAATTTGTCAAAAACTGACCAATAGGCTATGCCAAAAGAAAGCAACAGGGTAGCAAAAAATATTAAAAACATCGTCTCCATAGTATCTATTGTACTCTACTCTGGGCCTTTACGCTACCCCAAAACATGCTCCAAACAAGCCTGTAATTAGCCTTTATAGCCCTTGTTGCGGGGTTTGCGTATATCCTTGACCTAATCATTTTCTATATCAAAAATATCTAAGTCAGAGATTTTTTTAAAATTTGCTGCTGTCCAAAGTGATACGGCAGTTAAAAAAGATAAAACTATTAGTATTGTTATTTTTGTTTTCTTTTTCATTTTGTTATTGTTCCTCCACATCTTAAACAGGCTAAATAACTTTTACCAGTAAATGGACAAGAGCCAGCGTCAACAAGATTATGTGATTTAATTTTACAAATAAAAAACAGACCAATCTGCTTTATCATTTTACTGCCTCTCTTGTAACTAACACAATTGCTCCATTTATTTCCAAAGCCTTTTTTATTTGAACAACATACTTTAGTGCTTCTATTTTTTCATCATGTAACATTTTTAAAAATTTATGTTCATCTAATTTTACAGTAAGGAAGTGTTTATTGTCAATAATCTCTATACCAAATCCTTTAGGCGGTGTAATTGAATGCACAGCCCTACGCATTTCGTTTGTATACATTATTTTCTACCCCATTGAATATAGTTCCACCCACGTTCGTGTGCGTAGTAGATAAATATTTTAACTACCGTTTCCCAAAACGCAATTGTTACAGAAAGTGAAGCGTTCTTTGTTATAACATAAGCAACTGCAACAGAAGAAAGTGTTCCCCAAATACGGTAACTTAATGCCTTAGTAAACGATCTTGCTCTTGTTACTGTCATTTACCGTCACCATATCCACCATATTTATATACAAAATAAAAAAGAAATGATCCAAATATAAATAAAGAAATTATTTCTAAAATATTCATATACCCATCTCCTTACGTTTTTGCGTGGCAGAGATAGAATGAATATCTGCCCCCAAATCTACTTGTTCAATCTTATATCCAACATCACGACCATAAACAATGTTGGTAATGTTGGGCAGTCTCAATACCATTGAGCCATACATAAATTCATCTTTAGCAATGTACTCCTTTACTTGGTCAAAGGTAAGTGGATCTTTCTCGCTTGTGTTATAGGTATTACGTACTCCCAATAAAACTTGGTCTGTTCTCTTGCCCGCTTCTTTGTAAAGGGCATGGTGGCCTTCGTGCCAAGGCTGATATCTACCCAGCATAAGGGTTGTAGGTGCAGACCAATCGTGAAGGTTAAACTTCTGAATGATATGAGATGCTTTTGCGTTTGCATCAAGGTTGTGACTAATAAATGCCACATCAAAATCTGTTGGACGCTCAAACATCTTATTTGTGTCCTCAAAGCGACCCTCTGCAATAGTATCAACAAATACCAAGATATCTGGCTTACCAAATGCTACACGAGTCAAGTCTGTTGGGCATACAAAGTCAACAATTACTGGCGCTACACCTTGTTTAGCAATTAGTCTTGCCATCTCACCCATACGGCGGGCCTGCTCAATTCTATCTTCAGGGGTAAACCCTAAGTCAGAATTAACTGTTGCACGAACTTCATCTGCATTAAGATGAATAGCATTAATACGATCTTTAAGCGCTTTTGCTAGTTCCGTCTTGCCAGAACCAGGTAAACCAATAATTTGTATAATCATTTTATTTCTCCATTGTTAAAGATTGCCAA